GAGGCCAACAATACCCTGTTCCTGTGGAATGCCCTTAACTCCCAATGGGAAAGCCGCGACACCTACAGCTTCGGGCTCGATGAACTCCTCATCGCCGGATACGACAGCTCGCGCCGCCTCTACTGCGCCAGCCGCACCGGAAGCCTTTTCCTGCTCGACGAGCTCGACACCGGCGACGAGGTGCCATTCGCCAACGACGAAGACCTCTACACCGACATTCCCGGCTATCTCCTGACCCGCCGCTACGGATGGGGAAGCCTCAACACCAAGCGCCTCACCCGCGCCAAAGCCTCCCTGCTCCTGCCCGCCGAAGCCTCCTGCGAACTCCGCGCCATCACCACCGACTACGACGCAGATTTCCAGATCGCCACCCTCGCCAATACCTCGGGCGAGCAAGAGGACTACACGCTGAAAGCCCCCCTCCGCACGAAGGCGACCGGCCTCGACCTCGAATACCACACGCTTACAGGCCGCCCGACCCTCCGCCAAATCAGCGCCGAAGCCACCCGCAGCGCCCTAGACCCCACCGAAACCCGCACCCTCAACTAACCATGGCAACCATCACCAAAGGCAAAACCTTCGTAAACGGCGAACTCGTCACGCCCGAAAAGATTCACCAACTCGTCGATTCGGCCACTATCGCCAACATCACCAACGCCGACATCGCCGCCGGTGCGGCCATCGCCGACACCAAGCTCGCCCAGATCAGCACGGCAGGAAAGGTGCTTCCCGCTGCGGTGCAAGGCACGGCGGTGATCACCTCAGATTCACGCCTTTCGGATGCGAGGACACCGACCACGCATACGCACGACGACCGCTATTACACCGAGACAGAGATGAACAATCTGCTCGCAGGCAAGCAAGCGTCTGGGAGTTACGCCCCAGCAACGGGCATTGCCCCCAGCGCCATCACCGGCACGGCGGTGATCACCTCAGATTCACGCCTTTCGGATGCCAGGACGCCGACGGACGGATCAGTCACCACCGCCAAGATCGCCGACTCCGCCATTACCAGTGCGAAGATCGCCGACGGGACTATTGTCAATGCCGACATTAACGCCAGCGCCGCCATCGCCCTTTCCAAACTGGCCGCCGGCGCACTGCCCACTGCTGTCACCGTCGCCAGTGCCAACATCGTGGATGGCACAATAGTCAACGCCGACATCAGCGACTCAGCCGCCATTGCCGACACAAAGCTCGCCACCATCTCGAGCGCAGGGAAAGTCTCCAACGCCGCCACCACAGCCACCGCCGCCGCCACGGTCAATACCATTGTAGCGCGTGACGGGGATGGGGCGGTTAATATAAGCGATTTATACTCTAACTCATTAACTGTTGGTTCTATATATAGCAATGCCTCTTCCGATTCAATGAGTGTATATACACTATCTGCTGCAATTGAATCTGGCTCTAATTATGGAATGTTGCAATTTAACAGAGGGGCTGCTGCATCAAGTCCTTATATAAGTTTTTATCAAGGAGGAACAATAAGAGGTTCAATCACTCCATCGGGAGCATCGGGCATAGCCTACACCACCTCCTCCGATTACCGCCTCAAAACCAACATCGAGCCACTTACCGCTGCCGTAGCCCGCCTGCTCCAAATCCCCGCACACCGCTTCAACTGGCTGGCCGATCCCACCGCTCCCAAGGTCGATGGCTTTCTCGCCCACGAAGCCCAAGCCGTTGTGCCCGAATCCGTCACCGGCAGCAAAGACGCCGTGGACGCAGACGGCACCCCAGCATACCAAGGCATCGACCAAAGCAAACTCGTGCCGCTCCTCGTCGCCGCCGTCCAAGAACTCGCCGCCCGCGTCGCCGCCCTCGAAGCCAAATGACCAAGCCCCCCACCATGCTCCGTCCCGAGCCCTACCACGCGACCAAGCTCGCCGTGCGCCGCTCTCCCCTGCACCGGTGGGGAGTCTTTGCCACGGCCCCCATCGCCAAGCACGAAGTGCTGGAGGAAGCCCCCTACGCCTGCGTGCCAAAGAAGCAACTCGCCAAAGCCCCCGCCTGCGAGACCTACAGCTACTACCTCGATGACGCCACCAGCATCCTCGGCTTCGGCCTCGCCCCCCTCTACAACCACCACGACACCCCCAACGCCTCCCACGAGATCGACCAGGTAAACGAACTCATGCGGCACTACGCCCTGCGCGACATCGCCGCAGGCGAAGAGATCACCCTCAACTACGGCGCAGAAAACGCCAAGCACTTCTTAGAAAAGGAATAATCCTATGGCAATGAACATGAGCAACAGCGGCGGAGGAGGGAGAATGTCCGGCAGCGGCGGCGGTGGCGGTGCCATGAGCCAAGCTATGAGCGAAGCCACCGCCATGAGCGCAGCCATGTCCGATAGTGGAAACGCCATGTCCAGCGGAGCAATGTCTGGCGGCGGCGGCATGAGTGGCGACCCACTCCGCACCGGCATGTCTGTGAACCCTCGTCAAGCCCCCCGAACGCGAGATTTTGGCAACGAGTTATCAGCCATCCGCACCGCCTCCGGCCAAATCGCCCAAGATCAGGCTAACACGATTGTCGATACCGCAGGCCGCCTCAGCGACCAAGCCATCGAAAGCACCGGCGACATCGCCCAGCGGCTTGAAGACAGCACCTACACATCCGCAGCAAACCAGAATGTCCGCGACGCTGGAACCTCAGCCGCCCAGCTCGGCCAAAGCTACAACCAAGTCGGCCAGACTGCCGACCGCGTAGCCGCCTACAACGACCCCGCCCAAGCCCGGCTGAACCAGATGGCCCTCGGCCAGCTCTACCGCCCAGACCAGCTTTCCTCCCAAAATGTCGCCGCCGACCAGGCGCAAGGTGCTCGCGTTGCTAATGTGGGCCAGATGGACTACGCCCGCCTCGGCCAAGTTGCCGATGTCCAAGGACCAGCAGGCTACACGCCTGACCAAATCCGCGCCCAACGCATCCGCGCCGCTCAAGCCGGGGCAGTGCAAGATGTCTCAGCCCAGCAAATCAACGCCGCCAGCACCGGAGGCATCGAGCGGGTCGGCGGAACGCAAGTCGCCTCTGTGGACCCCATGCAAGCCGCCCGCATCCGCCGCACGCAGGATGTCACATCCCGCGACATCCGCGCCAGCGCCGCCGAGCGTGGCCTGATGGACGAAGCCCGAGGCAATGGCCTCTACGGTCAACTCCGCGACCAAGCCAGCAACGACCTCGCCCTCGGCGGGTCTCTCTCTGCCGAACAAAGTCGCGACGCCATCCAATCCTCCCGCGCCGCATCCTCCGCCCGTGGACTCGGCCTCGGCCAATCCGCCATGGCCGCCGAACTCCTCAACCGCGACCGCTTCGCCACCCAGCGCGAATCGGAGCGCCGAGCTTTTGCAGGCAATGTGCTGAACCAAGGCACCGGCCTCCAGCAAGCCGCCAACCAAGCCTACATGGGCCGCCAAGAAAGCAATGTCAGCCGCTCACTACAAGCAGGTCTCGCCAACCAATCCGTCGCCGCCAACCGATCCCTCCAGCAAGCCCAGCTCCAGCAGCAAGCCAACCTCACCACCAACCAAAACGAGCAGCAGCGCGTGCTCGCCGATGCCGGTTACGCCCAGCAGGCCGGACTCTCGAACCAAAGCCTCGGATTCCAAAGCGCCAGTCAGGATGCTCAATTTTCCCAAGCCGCAGCCCTGGCAAACCAAGACGCCTCACTTCGAGCCGCCCTGGCAAACCAATCTGCGGGTCTCACATTAGGCCAAACAAACGCCCAGCTCTTACAGCAAAGCCGCCTCGCCAACCAATCTGCCGGTCTCCAGGCACAGCAAAACAACCAAGCCGCCAACGCCCGAGCCCTTGAATTTGCGCAGCAGGGCGGGCTTCAAGCCTCCTTGGCAAACCAACAAGCCGGGCTCTCCCAAGCCGCCGAGCAGGCCCGCCTGCAACAAACCGCTATTGGCGCGTCCTACGACGCATCCCAGCAACGCGCCATGGCCGATGCAGGCTACGCGCAGCAGGCTAACCTCTCAAACCAAGACGCCAACCTCCGCGCCGCCCAATACAACAGCAGCCAAAACCTCGCCGCCCAGCAGGCGAACCAATCGGCAAACTACAACGCCAACTACGCCAACCAAAATTTCCTGCAAGGAGTCGCGTCGCAAAACTTCAACCAATTCAGCGGCCAGCAAAGCATGCTCGGCAGTCTCTACGGCCAGCAAGCAGGCATCGCCCAAAACCAATACGCGAACAACCTCGGCCTCGCCCAAGCCAATGTCGCCCTCGATCCCTACCAACGCGCCCTCGGATCCAACATCCCCATCGCATCCCAGGGAAACGCCGCCAACATGATCGGCACAGCCTACGGCCAGACCATGAACTACGGCTCCGACCTCTTCAACACCAACACCAACATGCAGGCCAGCATCTACAACAGCTACATGAACAACCAAGCCGCCCTCCAAGGTGCTCGTTTACAAGCTGGAGCTACCACCAGCGCGGGAAACTCCGCGATGATCGGCGGCATCGCATCTGGTGCAGGTGCTCTCATCGGAGGTGTCGCCGGGTCTTTTGTCGCTCCAGGCGTAGGAACAGCACTCGGCGCAAGTCTCGGAAGTTCTCTTGGCGGCATGGCTGGCAGGGGAGCGTGCTGGGTAGCCCGCTCCGCTTGGGGAGAAGACAATCCCCGCTGGATCGACTTCCGCGACAGCATGCTCACCCACGCCCCTGAATGGTTTGTCGCCGCCTACATGCGGCACGGCGAATCCCTCGCCCGCCACATTAACACCCCCGCCCGCCGAGCCATCGCCCGCCTCGTCCTCTACACCCTCCAGCACCTCTGGACCCCGGCCAAATCCACCCTCCAACCCACCTAATATGCCCTACGCCCCCACCGTCAACGACCGATCCGGCGAAATCCTCGGAGAATACACCGCTAACGCCGCCAACATTCGCGCCCAAGGCATGGCCAACTTCGGCCAATCCATCGGCGAAGGCCTCGCCGCCATGGGCAGCGGAATTGCCGGAGGCATGGAAAAAGCCGCCGAAAACCGCATCGCCTCGGACGGCATCAACGCCAAGTTCGACATGCTCAAGGATTTTAGAAAAACCAACGGGCAGCCCCTTATAACTCAAGAAACCATCGACAAATTCGACACCATGCCGCTCGGCAAGCGCCAAGCCATTGTCTCGACGGCAGAATCATTTATGGATTACGACCTCAAGCAGTGGATGGTTAATACCCAAATGTCCCGCGTAAACGCTAACATGCTCGCCCAGCAACCGGCCGCAAACCAAGTCCCCATAAACACAAACACTGCCCCCGCAGCGCAACCGCAGGCCAATCCTGCGGCGGCTCCGGCTCAAGATTGGCACCCTCTGGTCCCTAAGCGCTAATCATTATGGCAACGCAACCCAATCCCACCGCAGAGGACATGGCAGACTTCGTAACGCCCGTTGCAGAGATTCCAGCCCCACCGCCACAGCGCCAATCCAAGGGCCTGTCTTTCGATTTCAACGGCCTCATCGGTCGTTTACAGACCGAGGGGTTTGATTCTCTTTCTCGCCCGCAGCAAGAGCTGCTCTGGCACCTCAAAGACAATCCAGACCTCGAAATGAGCCCCGAGCAAATGGCCATGTTCGTAACCGATACCGACAAAAGACTCCGCGAGCAGGCTTCGCC